ATACGTCTACAAGCTGGCGTCTACCGACCCATCATTCCCGATACCTATTGTTCTGGGGTCAGAGCACAAGAAGCGATCTTCGAGCCGTTGGGTTCTGTCTGAGATTGAGGATTGGGTAAACTCTAGGCCAAGGGGTAAAGACTATGATACCTAATTCAAAGCTAATTCTAGGACCACCAGGCTGCGGGAAAACCCATCGCCTGATACAAGAGATTAAGAATGCGCTTCAGGCAGGGACACACCCGTCTCGCATCGGCGTGATCTCGTTCACCCGCAAGGCAATCGAAGAAATGATCGCTCGGTCCTGCGCGGAGTTCGACCTAGAGGCCAAAGACTTTCCGTACATGAAAACCAGCCATGCCTTCGGGTTCCATGGACTTGGGCTCAAGACCACAGACATCATGGGCCCAGAGGACTACAACAACATTGGCAGGGAGATCGGCCTGACCTTTGAGGGCAAAGACTTCACGTCTGTTGACGGCGGCATAACTCTACCTACGATTGGTGGATCAGGGGCACGTTACCTGCAACTGGACAGTCGTGCGCGACTGCGGATGATCGACATCGAGCAAGAGTACAATGAAGAGGCTGATTGGAATCTGTTCTTTGCCAAGCTACAGCAGTTGTCTGCTCAGTTAGTCGAGTACAAACGCGCAGTGGACAAGTACGATTTCGTTGACATGATCGAGCAGTACATTGAGCACGGAGATGTACCCAACCTGGACTATCTGTTCATCGACGAGGCCCAAGACTTCACACCGTTGCAGTGGGAGATGGCAAAGAAGATTGCTGCGTCTGCGGAAAACGTGTGGATCGCTGGCGATGACGACCAAGCCATCCACCGTTGGACAGGCGTTGATGTTAATCTCTTTAACAAAAGCTCTGACAACATAGAGGTGCTGTCTCAGTCTTATCGTATACCCAAGTCGGTGTGGCGAGTGGCGAGAACCATTACACACAGAATCGTGGACCGTCATATCAAGATGTTTAAGCCTCGCCAAGAAGAAGGGAAGGTTGAGTATGTAAACTACCTGTCCGAGGTTCCACTGTCCTCGGGGTCATTTACTTTGATGGCTCGTACCAACGGGTACGTTTCGGAGATGGCGAACTACCTACGATCCAACGGGTTCAAGTTTTCTCGCAATGGTAAGTCCAGCCTGTCTGATGATATGGTCGGAAACATACTGACATGGGACACCCTGTGCCAAGACAAGTCTGTCGGTGTGCAACAACTCAAGGCGCTCTATTCTGGCGTAAAGAAGCAGGGGAAAGATGCTGTTGTCCGCAGAGGATCGACTCAGCTGCTGGATGCGTTGGCACCTGACGACATGTTGGACATGGACACTCTGATCAAGGACTACGGTCTGCAAAGAGATGCCTCAACAAGTGCTTACGATGCGTTGAATGTTGCATCTTCTGAGCGGGACTACATTGACGCGATCTTCCGCCGAGGCGAAGACCTTCTGTCTAGTCCTCGTATCAAGGTGTCTACGTTTCATGCTATGAAGGGCGGGGAGGACGACAACTGCGTGGTTTGGACAGCATCAACCAAGTCCTGTGAGCATAGCAAGTTCCCTGACGATGAGCACCGTGCGTTCTATGTCGGCGTTACCCGAGCACGACAGAACCTCTACATCCTGCAATCCGACAACAAGTATAGGTATCCGCTATGAAACGTGATGAAGTATTAGACACAGCGAAAGAACTGATCAATGGACAGAGGGCCAAGGACTACGGGGATGCGTTCGAGAACTTCTCTCGGATTGCAGTAGGCTGGAACGCCATCATCAAAGAGGCGATGGGTAGCCACGGGCATGTAACCGAGCGGCACGTTGCGCTGATGATGGACTGGTTGAAGACAGCACGACTGCTCAACGACTTAGACAAAGCTGATTCGTGGATCGACAAGTGTGGGTATAGTGCGTTGGGCTCAGAGTTCACTGACCGTGAGAACGAGATCCAAAGCCGCTTGGATTCTTACTTAAATAAGGGACAAACAGATGGATAATGCAGTACCAAAAGAAATACAGTTTGATGGGGATTGGCCTTGGGTGACGTTTAAAAATACTTCAAAGCAGGGACTGGTTGTAAGTAAAGATGTTGGAGGGCTGACATTGGTTGCAACTTGGGTAAGAACGGATAGTTTTACCGAGGATAGAGACTAAGCCATGACTCAAAAGAATCTTTTCTCCGTGGACTCAACCACAAATGATGCCGAGGGCAATGAGCACAGCGATTTGCTGTTTCAGATGAAGGGGGAGATGGACCTCATCGAGGATGACTGGAACATCCCCACTGAGTATCCTGATCTGACGGGCTACAAAGAAGTTGCCGTCGATCTGGAAACCAAAGACCCGAACCTCACTACGCTTGGTCCAGGCTGGGCTAGGAATGATGGTCACATCATCGGCATTGCTGTGGCAGCGGGAGAATACAAGGGGTACTTCCCTATCCGCCACGAGAACGGACACAACCTAGACCCACGGATCACGATGAAGTGGATTAAGAAACAGATGTCTGTGCCTGAGATGAACGTGATTATGCACAATGCAACCTACGATGCGGGCTGGCTTCGGGCCGAGGGCGTGGAGATCAAGGGGCGCATCATCGACACGATGGTGACAGGCGCATTGGTGGACGAGAACCGTTGGTCCTTTGGCCTTGATGCGATGGCCCGTGACTACGCTGGTATCCGCAAGAACGAGAAGCTGCTGAAGGCTGCTGCGCTTGAGCGTGGACTGAACCCCAAGTCAGAGATGTACAAGCTGCCGTCTAAGTTTGTTGGTGGCTACGCGGAGATGGACGCTGTTGCTACGCTGGCATTGTGGCAAGCTCTGAAGGTGCTAATCGACAAGGATGAACTGTGGGATGTTTGGAACCTAGAGATAGACCTGATTCCCTGCATGTTGGACATGCGTACCAAGGGTGTGCGGGTTGACCTAGAAAAGGCAGAGTTAAACAAGAAGCTCTTGCGTGACCAGAGCACACATCTGCGTGGTGTGCTTGAGAAAGAGGCTGGCATGGACGTGGATATCTGGGCGTCCGCATCTATCCAGAAGATGTTTGACAAACTAAAGCTGGAATACCCGAGGACCGATAAGGGTGCGCCATCGTTTACCAAGTCGTTTCTCAATGATCACCCAGCTAAGATCGCACAGGTTCTAGTTAAGCTGCGCGAGTTTGACAAAGCTGACAGCACGTTCATCGACAGCATCCTGAGACACGAGACCAACGGGCGAATCCACACTGAACTGCACTCCACTCGGAGGGATCAGGGCGGCACGGTGACGGGTAGATTCTCGTCGTCAAACCCGAACCTCCAGCAGATTCCAGCACGAGATCCTGACATCAAGCGTTTGATCCGTGGCCTGTTCATCCCAGAAGAGGGCTGCAAGTGGGGGTCGTTTGACTACTCAAGCCAAGAGCCGAGGTTGTTGGTCCACTTTGCATCGATGATCCCATCAACGATCAGGCATCCTGTTGTGGACGATATCGTGGAGGAGTTTAACAACGGGGACGTGGACCTGCACCAGATGGTGGCGGACTTAGCTAACATCACACGCAAGCAAGCCAAGACCGTGAACCTCGGCATTATGTACGGCATGGGCGTGGCGAAACTGGCGGATCAGCTGGGCATTTCCAAGGATGATGCCAAGGATCTGATCGCAAGACACCACTCTAAAGTTCCATTCGTTAAAGGTTTGGCAGACTTGGCCTCTAAGCAGGGCGATAAGAACGGACAGATACGCACTCTGATGGGCCGCAAGAGCCGATTCCACCTTTGGGAGCCTGTCACCTTCGGAGTTGGCGCACCACTGGCCTACGACGACGCTGTGAAGAAGTACGGGAGCCTCGGGTACAGTGTACGACGTGCGTTTACATACAAGGCTCTGAACAAGCTGATCCAAGGGTCGGCGGCGGACCAAACCAAGAAGGCGATGCTTGATTGTTATAACGAGGGATATACGCCTATGCTCACGGTACACGATGAGCTATGCTTTAACATAGAGAGTGAAGAGCAAACCGCTCGGATCAAAGAAATCATGGAGACGGGGATAAAGCTCTCGATACCATCGAAGATTGACGTTGATATTAAAGATAACTGGGGAGAAATCGAATGACGCACATAGAAGATCTTAAAGCACTGGGCTTTCGTCAAATGCACTCAGTACAGGTTGACGCGATCAAAGACTTGATCGGCATAACACTGAACCTCGCAGCACTGACCAATAACTATGACGTGATCGAAGAGACCGAGGCCACCTGTGACGAACTGGTTCGCCTGTTTGGCGGCAGCGGCATCTCGTTAACGGTAGATACTTACTGACCCTGTAAGAAGGAGTTAGCCGCACGTTCCGCTGGAGTCCCGCCTAACAAGGCGGGGTTCACCGGACCACGAGACCGTGCCGGGGTCAAGTTACCCTGGGGGGACATGACCGGAGCCGTGGCAGGTTCAATAACAAACCCTGGAGGAGGGGCCGTTGTTGGAGCCGTGGCAGGTTCAATAACAAACCCTTTAGGAAGCAAATCCAAAGGATTCACCCGACCGCCCGACCCAGATCGAGAGGGTGCATCACCCGAAGACAATGGCTCGTTAAGTCTTTCCCGAGACATCCGGTTGAATGAATCAAACTGGAAGTACCCTTCTCTAACACTGCGTCCTTCCCGACGACGATCATAGTTAAGGTCCCTAGATAGTTCCGCA